ATTACTCAGACAATTATGGTAGTAATAAGTATTGGAAGAAATACATGTGACGACATGACACACTTGATTAATTTGTAGAATAGTGTATTTTATATACTTAAAGTAAACTTAAAGTTTTTTAATATTTATAGTAGTAATATTATAAACTTTAAGTATAACTATAGGTTCCTTAATGTAGGAGGTGCCTATGGAAGTAGATGACCCACATGATGACTGCTCGCATTGGATAGGAAAGATATGAAATTTAATAAAGCTGTAGACAATTATCTCCACACTCGCCAGTTCTGCTCTCTCTCTAGTTCCTCCCAAAAGAACTACGAGTGTTGTCTATTAGCTTTCTGTCGTATGTCTGTTATGGGAAGACGACTTGGTAACGTGCAGCTAAACAAGCTGACCGTGCCGATGTGCTCTGAGATATACGATACGTGGGAGCTGGAAACATCCACCTCGAATGCAAACCATAACGCTAGGGTGTTTTCAGTTCTCATCAACTATCTCATATCAATGGAGATAATGGTGACTAATCCAATGGCTAGAGTTAAGAAACGTCAGAGCGATCCCCGTTCTGTCGTATGGACACATGATCAGGTACTATCATTTCTCGATACCGCCTTTACTAAATTCGAATGGCGTAACATCGGGCTGATCGTATTGATGTGCTACGAGTGGGGTCAACGTCCAATAGATATTCGTAATCTAACTTGGGACAACGTTGATCTTGATGAGGGAGTTGTACAAATTAGACAAACTAAACGTGGAGCTGAGGTAGAATTACCTATACCACCTAACTTAATTGCTATGCTCACAGAGCAGAAGGGTGACTGGGACTTTCAACCGTATGTAGTTCCTCATCACAGAGCCTCAGACGGTGCCTACAGACCGCTAACAGTTTCTCAGATGACTGGACTACTGGCAGAGGTTAAGGCTATTGCTTGCCTTCCTGACGAGCTGAGAGTAGGTGATCTGCGTAAGACTGCCATTGTTCAGATGATTGAGAGTGAGGTAGACCACCTAGCTATTCAATCTGTGACTGGACACAAGAATGTTAGCAGTCTAAATCCGTATAATAAATTTAGTTTAAAAACCGCAAAGTCTGCATTGGAGAGGAGACAAAGAGAATGAAGAAGAAAAACGAAAGAAGCGTACCTGCCTCTACTTTTAGAAAGTATGGCAAGTTATTTGCTGAAGGTAAGATAAAAGATGAATACGCACTGGAGCTATCAGCTCTTTTCTTTTTAATGGCTGCTGATATAGAGTTCCACGATGAGCTTAGTGAGGTATGGGATGACTGGTATGAAGGACCGATACATTAAAAACCCGATGGCAAAAGACCTTCGGCAACCTAAGTATAAACAACAAGCTATACCTGACAAAAAGAAAGGTGTAGTACCTAGAAAGAAGAAGCATAAAGGAAAGGAGACAGAAGAATGATGTACGTATTAGTATGGATGCAGCTGTTTAGTACGCAGACAGTGGAGCATTATCAGTTAGGCAATTATGCCACGATAGAAGAGTGCCAGATTGAGCTGAGTAAAGCAGCTAAGATGGTAACGCACAAGTCAGAGACAGTGGCTTGTCTGGAAGTAGAGGTACAGCAATGAAGCAGTACTTAGTTAAAATAAAAAAGAACAGAGATGACAATAATCATATAAGTTTTTACATGAGGGCAAAAGACAAACGGATCATTTTAGACATGTTTAAAACAGGTCAGTATTATGCAGTAGGTGTAGAAGAAGTCAGGAAGGAGAAACTACAATGAGTGATACTTATAACGGTGAGGTGTACTCACCCAGAAACATAGGAGAAAAATAAAAAATGAAATTAACATTAACTGTTTTGTTTTTAATGTTCGTAGCATTATCTCCATTTTTATATATGATGGTTGCGAGTATTTAAATGATAGCTGAGATGCTTACATGCATTGCACTTAACGTGTACTACGAGGCACGTAGTGAGCCGTTAGAGGGACAGTATGCAGTGGCTCACGTTGTGCTTAATCGTGTAGCTGATGATAAGTTTCCTAACGATGCATGTAAAGTGGTGTATCAGGGTTTAGAGAAAGGTATAGGTAGATGTCAGTTTAGTTGGTATTGTGATGGTAAATCAGATAAACCAAGAGAGAGACGAGCATGGCTAGACTCTCAGCTTGTAGCACACAAGGTAGTCTATGGGTATGTCAAGGACAATACAGAAGGATCTGTCTATTACCATGCAAACTATGTCAAACCTTTTTGGAGTAAACATTATAAACATACTGTGACTTTAGGGTCACACATATTTTATAAGGAGTAGTAATGATTGAAGTAACATACGTTGATCACATGGGTAGTGATCTGTCCGTAGTCAATGCAGCTAGGGTCAGCTTTGGTAAGAAGTCTGATTGGATGCCACGAGTTCATAATGGTGAGCAGTTAGTGCTGACACCCAAAGATGTCAAACTAATATCTTATTTAGCTAGACATAATCACAAGTCTCCGTTTAACCATGCGTTTGCTACGTTTCATATCAAGGCTCCTATCTTTGTAGCACGTCAGCTACAGAAGCATGAGTACATGCCTTGGAATGAGATCAGTAGGCGTTACGTTGACAGTGAGCCTGAGTTTTATGTACCAGATAACTGGAGAGAAAAATCTGACGATAAGAAACAGGGAAGTGGTGAGGGTTTTGTTAATACCCTTTTACAAGATGATACTGAAGATTATCCAGATGATAAGTCTTATTTAGCAGACTATTGGGATGTAGACACAACAGGTTATGTGGAGAACAATGCTTACTTTCATGCTGTATGCACCTACAAAGATTTACTAAAAGCAGATGTAGCTCCAGAACAAGCACGTATGGTACTACCACAGTCTACGATGACTGAGTGGTACTGGTCGGGTTCATTGTATGCATTTGCAAAGATGTGTGGACTACGTCTTAAACCTGATACTCAGTATGAGACTAGGCTTGTGGCAGAACAAATAGAGGATAAGATGAAGGAGTTATTTCCAGATTCATGGATAGCATTGAGGGCATATAATGGCACATAAAGAATATTATTGTACGACAAAAGGTCTCATGTGGGCATTTTTAGCTTGCATGTTCTTTATAATTGGTGTACCGATCCTTATGTGGCTAGCACTAGAGGGGTCATCTTGGTATAAATTGTTTGACATTATGAATCCACTATGGTAAAGCAAGAACCACAAGAATGGCACATTGATCGCAGAAAGGGTATATCAAAAGAGATACGCCCTATGACTAAAGAAGAACGTGAGAGAGCCAAGGAACGAGAGGAGGCTAATAATGGCGAGTAATGACAATCCACATCTGGCATGTCCGTATGTTGAGTGTGGATCAAGTGATGCCTTTAACTGGAACGATGATGGCTACGGTCACTGTCACTCCTGTTCTAGGTCTTACCCAATGAAAGATATGCCACAGGTATTCGATTGGGTGAGAAGCGAGTATCCATTAAAGGAGAGGAGAAACCCTATGGATATAACAATTGCGTCACAGACGCATGAGGGTATACGTGGGCTAGATGCTGACGTTGCTGAATTGTATGGTATTGCTATACAAAACGGTGATGATGGTAGACCAGTCAGGTATGCATACAAATACCCACACACAGTCAAGTACCGATTGGTAGATGACAAGTCTAAATCTTGGACAAAAGATCGTGGCATGGGTATGAACCATCTGTTTGGTCCTGAGTTTAACGCAGGGACAAGCCAACGCATCTATATCACTGAGGGTGAGTTTGATGCTGCATCACTATACCAGATACTTGGTAAGACATTTCCTGTAAAGTCATTACCGTCTGCTAGTATCGGTGAGAAATTTATTAAACATAATTATCTTTATCTATCGTCCTTCAAAGAGATTATCTACGCAGGTGAGTTAGATCCTGCAGGACGTAGGGCAGCAGACAAGTTGTATCAAGCCTTTCCAGATAAGTTCTGGTATGTACCGATGTCTAAGCATAAGGATGCTAATGACTTCTTACAGGCAGGTGATGGTAAAGACTTGATGTGGGCAGCTAAGAAGCCTCAACGTTACAGCCCTGAGAACTTCTTTTGTTCTCGTGATGACTTTTCTCTTGCCTTGCGTAATGAGAATCCATACGAGTATGTATCAACTGGTCATGCAGGACTTGATGAGAAGATCCGTGGTATGGTCAAGGGTGGCTTGACGTTTATCAAAGCACCTCGTGGTACTGGTAAGACTGAGGTAATCAGATACTTTGAGACTGGTCTACTATCTAATGAGAATGTAAAGATAGCATTGCTACACATGGAGGAGATGAAGTCTACAACTCTTCGAGCTATGGCTACCTACCACCTTGGTAGTAATGTCAGAACTCATGAAGATGCTAACCGCAACGGCTATACCCTAGATGAGGTAGAGGAAGCAGCAAACAAGATTGCTGACTCAGAGAATAACAGAACGATTATCTTTGAGATGCAATCTCATGACGATCCTCTTAGCCTACTGGACTATACTCGAATGGCTGTAACATCTTTTGGTGCAGACTATGTGTTTGTTGATCACGTTCAACGCCTAGCATATCTATCTAACAGTGGTGTTGATGGTGCTACCAGTACATTGACTACTCTTGGCTCACGCATGGCACAATTAGCCAAAGAGCTAAACATAGGTGTGGTATTTATATCACAGGTTAATGACGATGGTAGGACAAAATACGCAGCCTCTCTTGAAGAAGAAGCAATAATATGTATAAAGATAGAAAGAGATGTAGAATCAGAGGATGAAGTCTTACAGAATACAACTGAGTTTATAGTTGATAAGAACCGACCTTTTGCTAAACTTGGCAGAGCAGGTTCAGTTTACTACGACCCAGAGACTACGATCTTATCCGAAGAGATTCCATATGAAAGGAGTGATATGGCAGCATGATTGTATTTGATGTAGAAGCTAACGGATTGTTGGACAAAGCAACTAAAATACACTGTCTGTCTTATACTGATGATGGTAAAGATTATAAAACTATCTTCAATTATTCTGACATGCGTGATCTTATACTGTCTCAGTATGGGTTGGTTGGTCACAATATTGTTAGATATGATGTACCGCTTATAGAAAAGATACTGGGTATCAAGATCAAGGCTCGCTTGTTCGATACACTACCTATGTCTTGGGTGCTTAACTTAAACCGTTCCAAGCATGGTCTGGAATCATTTGGTGAGGACTTCGGTATTCCCAAACCACAGATTGATGATTGGCAAAACCTAACTGAGGAGGAGTATGCTCACAGATGTACAGAAGATGTAAAGATAAACTGGTGCCTATGGCAGGATCTATTAAAAAGATTTATGTTTCTGTATAAAAGTAAATCAGAACTAGATAAGTTTTTCCGCTATCTAGAATTTAAAATGGATTGCGCAGCAGCAGCTGAGAAAGTTGGTTGGAAGTTAGATGTAGAGTTAGCAGAGAAGTGTGTTGCTGATCTTACAAAGCAGAAAGCTGACAAGGAAGCTGAACTAATTAGCGTAATGCCAAAGCGGAAAGTGACCACCAAAAAGAGTAGGCCAAAGAATTGTTTTAGAAAAGATGGTACTGCATCAGCTCATGGACAACGTTGGTTTGATCTCCTACAAGAGCATGGTTTGCCTTTACACTTTGATAAGGAAGTTGAAGTTATCAAGAAGTGGGAAGATCCAAATCCTAACTCTACAGACCAAGTAAAAGATTGGCTCTACTCTTTAGGGTGGAAACCTTGCACGTTTAAATATGTAAAAGAAATTAATGAAGTTGAGGGAACTATATTCATTACTCGATCAGAACGTGCAATACCTCAAGTTCGTAAGGAAGGTGAGCTTACTGAATCAGTTAAACTATTGGCAGAAAAGAATCCTGAAGTGCAGGTTTTAGAGGGCTTAACAGTTATGCAACATCGACTTGGAATCTTTCAAGGCTTTCTTGATTGTGAACTGGACGGCTATGTTAAAGCTGAGGTTGATGGTCTTACCAATACCTTACGATTCAAGCATAAAAAACCTTTGGTCAATCTTCCAGGAGTTGACAAGCCGTGGGGCAAAGAGATACGTGGCTGCTTAACAGCACCAACTGGTTATGTTCTTTGTGGTGCAGATATGACCTCTCTTGAGGATACAACTAAGAGACACTACATGCAGCCTTACGATCCCGACTACGTGCATGAAATGTCTCAAGCAGACTTTGACCCACATCTTGACTTAGCCAAACATGCAGGGGCAATAGGGCAGTCTGACATTGATGCTTACAACAGAGGACTAAAACCAGAGCTAAAAGATCTACGTAAGAACTTTAAAGTTGTAAACTATTCTGCAACCTATGGCGTTGGCGCAACCAAACTATCAAGAACTTCAGGTATTAGTGAGACAGGTGCAGCTGCATTACTAGATGCTTATTGGAGACGTAACTGGTCGGTTAGAGCTTTTTGCAGTAGCTCAAAGAGAAAGGTAAGACAAATCAACGGTGATATGTGGGTGCAAAATCCTGTTAGTAATTTCTGGCATTTACTTCGCTATAAAAAAGATATGTTTTCAACACTCAATCAATCTACTGGTGTATATTGTTTTGATAAGTGGGTTGCTTATTACCGAACACGTAGACCAAATATTATCGGTCAGTTCCATGATGAATCTATTAACCTAGTAAAAGAAGGAGAACAGAATGAACATAGTGACGCATTAAACTGGGCTATAAAAAAACTTAACCAAGAACTTAAATTAAATGTTGACTTAGGTATTGACATACAGTATGGTCAGCGTTATAGTGACGTGCATTAGTAAAGGAGGCCAACATGGCTACACGTAAAATTAAACTAACTGGTATTGCCGAATGGGCAAGAGTATTTGAAACTAACCGTGATATGGACGGTTTTGACGGAGTCTACAGAGACCATGATGGTGCTTGCACTATTGACATCATTATGGATGATGATAACCTAGCTACCCTAAAAGCTTCACGTTCTATGAAGAAGGGTACTCCAGATGCAGAAGGACGTGGAACTAAAGTAAAGTTCATACGTAAATTCAACACTGGTAAAGACTGGGACAGTGGAGCACCCATTGTTCAAAAGTCTGATGGTTCTACTTGGGATCTTAGTACTGATGGTACAATAGGTAATGGGTCTACTGTAGAAGTAGAGCTATCCGTTTACGACACAAGCCGACCTAATATTGTCGGTACTAGGTTAGACAAGGTCAAAGTTATTGATCATGTTACCTATGTAGCAGATACTGCAGGGGATGATGCTTCGCCACCACCTGTAGCTCAAGAAGAAAAACAAAGCGAAGTGTTGTTTTAACCTCCTCCAAAAACAACTAGGCTCCCTTCGGGGAGCCACCTTTTAAGGATAAAGAATGAAAAATGTAATAGAAAATATGTCTAACCAAGAGTACCATATGCGAGATGGTATATCTTCTAGTGCAGTAAAAGCTGTATTTAAGAAGTCACTTGCACATTGGAAAGGTGAGAAACGTAATGCAAACAACCCTGCATTTGCAATGGGAAGTGCAGTACATGCCAACCTATTAGAAAAAGAACGTAACCTAGTTGTAAAAGGTCCAAAGACTAAATCTAGTGTTGCATTTAAAAATCTAAAAGCAAATCTTACCGAAGACCAGATACTTCTAACAGAGGTAGAATATAACGTAGCTAACTGCATAACCAGAGGTGCGTTAGAGAATCCAGTCTGTTCGTCTTATCTCAATCACCCAGATAGACTAAACGAAGTAAGTATTTTTGCAGAAGATCCCATCTCAGGTTTAACTCTTAAAACAAGACCTGACCTGATGATTGAATCAGAGCAGACAGTGTTTGACGTTAAGACAACTCAGGATGCTAGTCCTAAAGGTTTTTTAAAAGAATGTATAAAGTATGGATATTTTTTACAAGGTGCTCACTATGTTTATACTTGTAAACTAGCTGGGTATGATATAAAGAAGTTCTCTTTTATAGCTTGCGAAAAGACTGCACCGTATGTTTCACACCTACATGTTATGGGTTCTGACATCATGCATTGGGGTATGAAGCATTTACATAAAACCTTAGCTACTATTGCAAAAGCAGAAAAACAATCTGACTATGGTACAAACTGGGGTGACTACACTGTTATGGAAAAACCATCTTGGTTGTAATGAGTCATGTCAAGAGCAGCTAAAGCAAAAGGTAGAACTGGACAGAATGAAATTAGAGATAAACTCTTAGAAGTATTTCCAGAGTTTGAAGAAGATGACATCAAGTCTACAACTATGGGAGACACAGGTGAAGATATTCAACTATCTCCTGCAGCTAGAAAAAAGCTACCAATAACCATTGAAGTTAAACGTAGAAAGTCTGGAATGAAAACTGCCTACGATTATATAGAACAGGCTAGTAAGCATGGAAAAGGTGAGCCAGTAGTGTTCTTTCGAGCCGATAGAAAGAACTGGATAACAATGATAAGTCTTGAGCACTACATGGACTTATTAAGAAGTTGGAAATGATATGAAGGTAAAAGTATGGGGCGTTATGGAAGGCCCGATAGCCGTAGAGGACGTTCAAGATGATAATATACCAATTGGTTCTAACTATTTTCTTGTTTGTAAATCAGAAATAGATGGTGTCATGGGTGAAGATAATTTTTGGTTTGAAGACTTTGATTCTGCCTACGAGTGGAAGAAACATTTTATGAAAAGTATTGAACCATTAGTTGTTGACATGCCAGATGATTCTGGATATAACTAGGGGTCTTTACAATGGAGTTTGAAATATCTTTAAAAATAATAGTTGACCCTGATGCCAACTTTTTAGAAACGTTTGGGGATAATTGTGAGGTCATAAAAGACTTACTTATTACAAGTTTATATGACATAGATGATATTATAGTAGAAGAATGTGAGGTAAACCGTGATTAATGAAACTGATATAGAAGCTTTTAAATATTACAATTCTCAGGATATGGATGACTATCAAAAGAATGCTGCCGAGACTGCTATTTACAGCAGTAAGCATGCTGTTATCTACCCTGCACTTGGCCTAGCTGCAGAGGCAGGTGAAGTTGCAAACAAAGTTAAGAAGATCTTACGTGATGGTGACTTTGATCGTAAAGCTATAGCTGACGAGATCGGTGATTGTTTGTGGTACATTGCCGCATTGTGTAGAGATCTAAATATTAGCATGAATGATGTAGCTAAAACTAATCTTTTTAAGCTACAAGACAGACAAAAACGTGGTGTAATATCTGGATCAGGAGACAACAGATGAATAACTATTTACCAACTGACTATCAAGCTTTTATACATACCTCACGGTATGCTCGTTGGCTTGAGGATGAGGGAAGACGAGAGTCTTGGTCAGAAACAGTAGATCGCTACATGGGTAACGTTGTGGGCTATGACATTGATCATGATACATACAACGAGATACGAGAGTCTATACTTGCACTAGAGGTTATGCCTTCTATGAGAGCCATGATGACTGCAGGTCCAGCTCTAGAAAGAGATAATACTGCAGGATATAACTGCAGCTATTTACCTGTAGATGATCCAAAGTCCTTTGATGAGGCTATGTTTATCTTGCTCTGTGGCACCGGTGTTGGCTTCAGTGTTGAACGTCAGTTCATCTCTAAGCTTCCAGAGGTTCCAGAACTCTTCGATAGCGAGACTACCATTGTAGTAAAGGACAGTAAGGAAGGCTGGGCTAAGGCGTTTAGACAAGTGTTAGCTCTTCTTTGGGCAGGTGAGATTCCTAAATGGGATGTATCTAAAGTTCGTCCTGCAGGTGCAAGACTTAAAACATTTGGTGGCAGAGCATCAGGTCCAGCACCGCTAGTTGATCTATTTAACTTTGCGGTAAGTGTCTTTAAGGAAGCACAAGGACGTAGGCTATCATCTATTGAGTGTCATGATCTGATGTGTAAGATTGGTGAGGTTGTCGTAGTAGGTGGTGTTCGTAGGTCTGCAATGATAAGTTTATCTAACTTGTCAGATGACAGAATGCGTCATGCTAAATCAGGCAACTGGTGGGACAACAATCCACAAAGAGCTTTAGCAAACAACTCTGTTTCTTATACAGAGAAACCAGATAGCATATCATTTATGAGAGAATGGTTGGCACTAGTAGAATCAGGAAGTGGAGAACGTGGTGTATTTAACAGGGAAGCATCTAAAAATCAAGCTGCAAAGAATGGTAGACGTGATCCTGACTTTGAGTTTGGTACCAATCCGTGCAGTGAGATTATTCTTAGACCTTATCAATTCTGTAATCTTACAGAGGTTGTTGTACGAGCCACTGACTCAATTGAAGACTTGGAAAGAAAGGTCAGATGTGCTACAATACTTGGGACGATCCAAAGCACATTCACAAAGTTCCCATATCTGCGAAAGGTGTGGCAGCGAAATACCGAAGAAGAGCGATTGCTCGGTGTGTCTCTCACAGGGATAATGGATAACCAACTACTTACAATTAAGAACAAAGGATTGGAGAAGACCCTTGAACATTTACGAGAAATTGCTGTTCACACTAATACTACTTGGGCTGACCGCCTTGGCATTATACCAAGCACAGCAATTACCTGTGTCAAACCATCAGGTACAGTATCACAATTGGTTGACTCTGCCTCTGGAATCCACGCACGTCATTCACCTCATTACATTAGAACCGTTAGAGGAGATAACAAAGACCCACTTACACAGTTTATGAAGGATCAAGGCATTCCAAATGAAGCTGACTTCATGAAGCCAGATCAAACAACTGTGTTCTCATTTCCAGTTAAAGCTCCTCAAGGAGCAGTAGTCACTGACAATGTTTCAGCTATCCAACAATTAAGAACGTGGTTAGTATATCAAAGACATTGGTGTGAGCATAAACCTAGTGTAACAATTAACGTAAGAAAGGATGAATGGTTTGAAGTAGGTGCATTTGTTTACGAGCATTTTGATGAGATGTCTGGAGTAAGTTTCTTACCTTACAATGAACACACTTATCAACAGGCTCCGTATCAGAGTTGCACAAAAGACGATTACAAAAAATTATCTAAAGTAATGCCAAAAAGTATTGACTGGGCAAAGCTTTCAGAGTATGAAAAAGTAGATACTACTGCAAGCAGTCAGACCTTTGCTTGTACTGGTGACGTTTGTGAAATAGTAGATATAGGAGCATAATATGCAAGTTCACGTTAGACCTTTTAGAAAAGATATTTATGATCTGGTGGATGAGCCATCAAAGAAAACTCTATCAGACTATCTAATATCAAAAGGACATACCATCGTTAAAGATAAAGAAACTTTTGATGCTGATATAGTTTCTACAAAAAATGGGTTTACCTATTTTAATGAAGTAGAAGTTAAGTCATCTTGGAAAGATGAGTGGCCTGAGCATTGGGCTGAGATTAGGATACCAGGAAGAAAAAGGAGACTTGTAGAAAAATATAAAGATCAAAACGGAGTGTTAAACTTTTACGTCTTAAATAAATTTATGGACAAAGCATGGCGTATAAAGGATACTCTCATGACAGATGATACACTCAAGGTTGCTGTCGGTAGGAGAATCCCAAAGGGTGAAACATTCTTTCACATTCCATATCAAGAAGCGGAGTTAATAAACTTATGATAAACCTAGATGATGCAATAGCAGAGTTATCTAAAGATACTATAACTATAACTGATGATAGCCCTACAACATTAACTATGGGTAATGACTATGATCCAGTAAAAAAGCCTCAACACTACGGTCAAGGCACAATAGAATGTATTAAATATATAGAAGACTTCTTGACAGATGAAGAGCTAACAGGTTACTATAGAGGTAACATTGCAAAGTATCTTCATCGTTGGAGATATAAAAATGGTGTACAAGATTTGGAGAAAGCACAATGGTATCTAAGCGCACTAGTCCAATTGCAAAAGCGAAAGTAGCCAAGCCGTTTAACCAAGGCTACAGAGGTTTCTTAGTAGGAAACCTAACTAATCCCTATCCTCAAAATACAAAAGATTATAGGGACTGGGAGTTTGGCTTTAACAAAGCCTACTTCAAAAACAAGGAGCAAGTACTTGACAAAGAGTCTCGAAGAAGAAGCTAAAAAGTTTGCTCGACAAAAACGTAAACCTGCTAAGGTAAAAGAATTAACACCTCGATTATACTTAGCAGGTCAAGCTATGTGTGGCTTTATTGCAACAGGTAGACAACCTTGGCGAACGGAAGAAATACGAAAGGCATCGTATGATTGGGCAGACTATATGTTAGAAGATGATACATAAAAAAGAGGGGGCGTTTAGCCCCCTTTTGTTTTAACCTCCGAATCTCTGCATCTCTATCGAAAGATCTTGTAAATCTTTCTGTGTCTCTAAGAACCTCTCCAATATAAATAATTCTTCGTATTCTAACTCATCGAAGTCATCTAAGTTTAATTCTTTTAAACCTTTTGTAATATCTCTTTTGTTATATTTCTGTGCTATTTCAAACTGTTGGTTTGTAACATCATCAGGTCCAGAAGATTGAAGTCTTAAAAAAGATTTAGATAGATCTTTTGCTCTAGGTAAAACTTCTGATTTCCAATGCCTAAGCTTTTCTTCTGGAGATAAACTCTCAAACCATGTAGACTCTAACAGTAAACTAGACTCAGCCTCTATTACATCGTGAAAGATACCATGATAAGCATTAGCTGCAGCTGGAGCTAGATCTTTTACTTTCTTATCTAGATCTAATGTGAAGTCTCTTAAACCCATTCTAGCCATAACTCTTTTAGTATCAGTTAAACTAATAGTTCTTGCACCTAATACTTTTGTAGTTTGTATATCAGCTTTACCACCTGCAGCAGTTTGTTTAGGCTCTGCTAAACGTTCTCCTGTAAACAAAGGTATAATATTATCTATGTACCTAAACGCATTATTAAGAAGTTTGTTGTTTTGTTTTCTATCTATAGGAGCTGCATCTGGTCCTGCTACAATTCCAACAGCAATATTTATAGGTTCTAAAGGTCTCATCAATGGGTTTATAAATTGACTTGCAAGAGTTACACCAGCAATCTCTGCACCTTTAACTATATCTCGTCTTTCAGGATCAATCATAAATTTTATAGCCTCTAGTGTATCTCTCTGAGCTGTGTCTAAGTTTCTTAATAAACCAGAGGCACCGAAGTCCTGACTAAACTGACCAAACATAGACATCGCTTGTTGGCTTTCTCCCATACGACTTAATGCAACAATCCTAGCACCCATTCTATATGCTGATACTGGAAAGTCATACTTTTGATCTACCAGTTGTCCTGATATTGGATCTACAGCAGTATAAACAGGAAGCCCTTGTTTAACATTTTCTATCTCTTGATCAGATAATGTATATAAAATACCTGCAGTAACTAGACTTCTAGAGAATGCTTCTCCTTTTGCCATACTATCATAGTATCCAGCTCCCCTTAGCACCATGTTTAAACCAGGTGTATTCTTTCCCATAAAAGCTATAGTGTTGTTAAAAAATCTACCAAAAGGTACTGCCATACCTAGTCCAGGTATGTTTCTAGCATCTTCTAAATATCCTGCTAGAGTTCCTATTGTGTCTCTTCCCTTATAAGATTTAGAAAAGATAGCCTCTAGTGTATCGTCAACTGCACTGGCTTCAATGTTACGATACTCTTTAGTAGCCATGTATTGAGCAGCATCAGGTGATCTATAAAATTCATTCCAACCTTTACCTGTAGCCATCCTAAGTTTTTTATCCATCTGAAACAAAAATTCTTGTGACTTAGTATAAAGATCTTGAGCTTGTACGAGAGTTAACTTTTGTATAAAATCAATCTTTGCATCAGTCTTCATACCTAGAAGTTTTTGATCAACACTAAATTTACCATCTGTTAATAATCTATTAGTCCCTTCTACACCTCCAGGAAGAACACTGTTTAATCTTTCTAAAGCAGCAGAGTTTCTTTGTAGGGCAGACTCAAAAGCTGTATAGGTCATGTCAGGATCAAACAAAAAAGAAACTCTTTGTGCATTTGATTTAATTAAATTTGCAGCTAACTTTTGTGTCTTAGCACCTTTCTCTACATCACCTAAAAGTTTTTGTATAGTTCCCCTACCTGCTAACAATAAAGATAAAGTTATATCAGACATGCTCTGCAATGTTGTATTAGCACCCCAACCAATAACATTTAGAGCACTGGTAGATGGGTGAGAAACTAAAAGTCTAATTAATCTATTTTGATTTTTTGCAAACGACTCAGATACTATGCTTGGTTCTGTAGGTTTCTTTTTGTCTTTTACAAAACCTGCATCAATAGCAGATTCATATAAATCTTTTAACTCTAGATCACTTATAGATAGTCCCAGTTGTTTTGCTGACTGCCCTGCTGCCCCAAGTGTTGCACCTGCTTCAGACATTTTATATGCAAGTATATCTCCTATGTCTTTACCAGTAACTTTATTACGAGGTATAACTTTACCTGCATCATCCTTTACAATAATTTTATTTCCAGTTGCTTTTTCTATAGCTTTTAAATAAGCTCTAGCTTCTTTATCACTTACACTTGAAATTATATCAGCCATCCAGTTAGTAAACCGATCACCTTCAAAACGTCTTGCCCAAACAAAACCTCTCTCGTAGGCAATCTGTGTCATACCTTTAAAAATAACCTTATCATCTTTTGTATGACCTAACAACAATGTCTTAAAAAAATCAGTGCTAAAATCTAAACTATCTTTAGATAATACTGCACCACCTTTTATCTTTGTTTTCCAATCTCTGGAAATAGGCACAATGTCTTGCTCAAGATATTTACCTATAGCTTGTGATGCCTCAGAAAGAAAACCTTCAGTTTCTGGTTCAGGTATTTCTGCTGTTTGTACTGCAGTATCTGATTTACCACGTCTTGCAATAAAACCTACCTGTAATCCACCAAGAACTATACCACCAAGTGCAGCTATACCAACTGCAAAATAGTTTATATCGTCCTGTGCGTCAACATCAACAAGACCATCTTGGTATAGATACTCCATACCAGTTCCTATTACAGCATCTACAGATGCTACAGTAACTACCTCTGCGATTGCTGACTTAGTTAGTAAACGTTGCTTGGCAGTTTTACCTAAAGTTTTTTGAGCATAGTCGTTTACTTTCTGCCTAGCTGCCTTACGTGCAGTTTCTAAACCATCAGCAAATACTTTTTGACCAACTTTTTTTTCTAACTGTTTAGTAGGCTGCTTCTTCATTTCGTTAAAAGCACTTCTTTTAGCTACCTCTGTGCCAACACGAAGAGAGCCACCTGCAGCAGCTCTACCTAAAAATCCAGCTAATAAATTTGATGGATCAAGTATAGCACTTCTTATAAAATCTACAGTGCCTTCTACTCTTTCACCTATATCAGTTTCTTTACTGTACAAACCTGCCATGTTTTCATACAGTTGATAAGCAGCAGCAGCTCTAGCTACTTTATCTTTATCTTCTTGTATGTTATTTATATAGTCCATCTCAGACAAACCACGTACAGTATTTCCTACAGACACACCTCTGCGATTGTTAAGATACATATCTACAACATCTTCTTTTGATCTGTCTTTTACAGACTGAGTCCCATATCTATCTAACATATAATTTTCAATGATTGGATAGATGGAGTCGTCTACCATATCGTCTTGAGAATATGTTCCAGCTTCAGGTAACAGACTTTGAACTAGAGTCTCCTCAGATTCAGGGAACATAACCTGTGTACCAGTCTTTGCAGTATACTTTTCTGCTAACTGATCGTCTGTTAGATCTATGTACTGAGGATAATTATCTCTCAGATCTTGTATTGTAACTTGCATTACTTATTCTCTTCTAAATCTACAGGAAATACATTTGGTATATAAGGATTTTCAAAAACGCCTATAAAATCTTTAGGATAAATCTCTTGTAATTTTTCTAATTGTTCTCTTGTCATAAACATTGGTAATAGTGTCTGAAAAGCTCGATTAGCTCTATCACCACCTCCTTTAAGATCTTTTTGTAGGGTTATTAAAGTTCTTAAATTTGGATCTGTAGCATCTTTTGTTTTTAAATCTTTTTTTATTGTAAAATCTAACATCGAGTCTAACTGAGCTATGAGTTTTTCTCTTTGAGCTTTTTGATATTTATCTCTAGCTTGAACATCTGTACTCATACCTGGTTTTGGACTAACAAGAAGTGTTGATTGAATCTCAGTTGGAGCAGAGATTATCTCTGTTGCTAATTGTCTATAGATTTCTTTACCTTTTTCTCCTGAAAGATCTGCTCCTGTAATTCTTTCTATAAAATCTATCTTTTCAGCTTCAGGTGCATTAGATGGTATAACGTCTAACATGCTAGGCACCATAGAATATGTTATCTCTAAGCCTTGAGCTGCACGTTTTTCCATGAAATCTCTTACAAACTTTGAAGCAAAAGGATCTTCTAATATAGGCTCATAGAAAGCTAAATCTTCTGGAGTTAAATCAGCACTCATAATACCTTTACGTAAAACTCTATTTGCATCTATAGCTGAAGTGTATTTTTCACCAGTGCGATATTTATTTTGAGCTTTCATGCTTTCAAGAGTCAAAGCAAACAATGCGTTTTCTCTTTCTAGTGCTCTTTCTTCTTCTTTTTCTCTTTTAAGATCCCGATCTTTTAGAAAGTTAAGTGCTCCTTGAGAGTTCCAACCCATGATTACATCCTCGCCATTAGGCCAGTCTTAACTTCTGGCTCTTCTTTTATTTCCATAGGTTCTTCTTTTTCTTCTACAACCTCTGGTTTAGGATCTAATTGACCCAACATTCTCTTTGCACGTTCTACATCACGTTTATAGTCTAGGGCTTTTTTACCTTCTTTATCTTCAAAACCTTCTTCGTACTCTACTCCAGAAGCATCTAGTATACCCTTGATATGCTCATGTAAAACAGGTGCAATTATTAAACTTAAATCAATACTGTGTATACCTTCCATAACTGCACTTCTAAGTATACCTTGAACTAAGGTAACTAAATCTACACCAAACTCAGCAAAGTAAATTAAATCTTCTACTGCACCTTCACTGGAGAGGTTATCTAAGTGTGCATCTATGGCTTCTATCGGATCAACTATTTCAGGGGGTCTTTCAAAGGGCTGACTTCTTGGTTCAGCCGTTAAAGATTGACCTGGAATTGGTCTATCAGTTATTTTCATGCTTTATCCCCTTCGTCTTCTACTTCCATTTCAGCTTTAATTCTTGCTATTAGCCTTTCATTAGACTCTTTAACATCATTAAACTTTCTTAATACACGAGTATCATCAGAAGAATCATCTTCTACCATCTCTTCTACTTTAGATGTATTAGAACTCATCAAGCCTTGCCTCGACTCTCGCACATTCTTAGAAGCTTTTAATGCAGTTAAACCCCCTGCTTTAATAGCTTCATGTAAATCTGCATATGCTTTACTGTAATTAAAACTCATACCTATATATCCTTAATTAATACTTTACCGTGGAAATAAACTAAAACCATCATCATCGCCAAATAAAAACCTAGAAAAGAGTTCTGTATCAGCTATGTCTTCTTTGGTTGATAATTGTAATCTAACAGACTCTAAAGACTTATCTCCTAGAACAATTTGAAGTGCTCTATCCATTGCTGACTCAGAGGAAATAAAAGCATTGCTCATTATATCACGTTCTCTTTGCCATATCTCATCTAGATTTTTAGCTGATAAAGCATTTATAGTTTTAGCAAAATCCATGTTACTTTCATTTTGAGCAGCAGTATTTAAAGTTGCAATGTTCTGTCTCCATTTAGCATTAGCCTGAGCTATTACTAAACCATTTTGAGCATTAAATAAATCTCGTTGTTGTTGCACCTCAGAGTTAAATTTTCTCAAAGAATTAACGTTATTTAAATTAAACTGATCCATAGCATTTGATTGCGATGCATTGAACTGCGACACAATAGACGACAAGTTAGAAAAGAACTGGTTTCTCTGATTTTCACTCTGTGCATTAAACTGTTCTGCAGCATTTTCAGCAGCAGCATCACTAAGCACTGAAGCTATGTTTTGTTGTGTTTTAAATATCTCAGTTTGCTGTCTGTTATTTAAGTTAGCCATGTCCATCTGCAAAAAGTTTTGTGCATTCTGAACTTGAGCTTGCTGTAAGTTACTCAGACTTGCCATATCCAGATTAGCCAGTGCAGCAGCCTCAGATAATAGTAGAGCTTGTCTATTATTTAAGTTAGCAAGATTCATAGTATTTGCAGCTCTTGAGTTCTCTAATGCAATCTGTTGATCTGCATTAAAGTTCATGTTAGCTATCTCAGATACTCTTGCTGCATTTATAACCTTAGCTTGAAAAGCTTGATCAAAGTCTATCTGTAAAAACTTAGCCCTTTGTTCAGCTTTAAACAAAGCCACCTGCTGTTTGTTACTTGCATCAATTTGTGCAATCGGTAATGCAGCTTCCATAGCTGCTTGTACAATAGCTTGACCTGCAAGAGATGAAGCACCAAGTCCTCTTTGTGCCATCACTGCAGTAGCTCTACGCATAGACCCTGCAGCCCATGCAGGAGTTTGACCGTCATCAAACTGAGACATAAGACTTGCTAGTTCAGCTTGTACAGATGCAGCTTGTACTTCACCAGTGCCAAAAGCTTGACCTACTCTAGCTTGATCAACTCCAGTGCCTTGTACAAGTTCTTCAGCACCTGGAGTAAGATCTACAGTTCTTGTAGGTACAGGATCTCCTGCCTGTGTTGCAACACTTTGAACTGTTTGAGCTGCACCTGTTACTGGACCTAACCCTGAAACAGAACTTGTATCTTGAGTTTGACCAGTAATATCTCTTGTTAAAGTACCTAGAGTTTGAGCTGTTAAAGCATCAGTTTGTTGTTCAACGGCAGGTTGAGTTGCAGTTGTAGCAGCAGTTTGTACATTAGGTAAAATAGGCTGACCTGCTACAGATGTTGTACCTGCAGTAGCAGCTTCTGCGAATGGTGCTTGTGGTACAGTCATTCCTGCATCTACAGGTATAAAGTCAAATGCATTAGGTATTATACCTGATACTCCAGCTTGTCTTGGTTGCATAGTCTGAGTAATAAGACCTTGCTGCATAGCTCTAAATTGATCTTGATTTACTCCTGCAGGAGGAGGTGGTGGAGCTTGAGTTTGTGAAGCAGTTGATGTAACATCCCAACCTGTGCCATTCCATGTATATGTAGTTCCTGTAGCAGGATCTGTAGCTGTTTCACCTACCGTAGTTCCTGGGGCTAGGGTAAAGAAAGCAGGAATACCTCCAAAAGAAGGTTGTCCTGCCCCACCTGCATTTTTTAACATCTGTTCTTCTTGAGGATTTACATAAGCAAGTCTATGAGGTTGTCCAGCTATATTAGCTTGTTTAGGAACTATGTTTGTATTCATACTATTCATAGCATTTTTATATAAATTCATACGAGAAGATGCATTTGGATTTTCTTCTAGAAATTTTTCTAGGTCATTAGGTTGTCCTTCAAAACCTAATAATCTTGTAGCTAACATAGCATCTTTGTTTATATCACCACCTTCAGCCATATTAGTTACACCAGTTATATTTTTATCTACTGATGTTGCTTGAGTAGAAGATGTTTTTCTAGGAAACTTTCTAACAAATCCTGGTGGTACATACGTAACAGGTTGACCATTAAACTCAGTTACCATTATTTCTTGAGTAGTCTGTTTGTTTATGTATGGATGCTGCTCATAACCTGCCTGTATATTTTGACCAGTTCCAGGAGCAGTTGCAACAGTGCCTTGCGGTACAGCACCTTGTGTACCTGCATACTGTGTTTTGTACATTATAGATCCTGGCACTGCAGACATTCCTGCAGTTGCTGCAGGTTGTGTAAATGTGCCAGTAACATTTGCTTGAGGTGATACATTACCCCCAACATAACCTGTTGTAGGAGATGTAATAGAACCTGGAGTTCCAGTAGTTTGAGTAACGGTAAAATCACTAGGAGTTATTGGTTGATAATTAACACCACCAACAGCTTGGTTTACTGTTTGAGAAACGTTAGGATCTATAGGAGCAACTTCACCTACACCTACATTTATTACATCAGTAGGAGGAGTTACAGATGTAAAGTCTGCACCTGAAAAACCAGGGTCTAAATCAATATCTCCAGATGGTGCTCCACCTACACCTACACCAGTTCCTGTTGTAGTGTCCGTTGTAGTGTCTGTTGTGGTATCCGTTGTAGTATCTGTAGTCGTATCAGTAGTAGTATCAGTAGTAGTGTCTGTTGTAATATCAAGATCAGATTTAAAACGATCAAATGCACCTAAAACTCTATTAATATTTTTTCCTCTAGTGCCTGTTTTAATACTTCCATATTTAACCCTATTGTTGTCGCTAGAGTCTCTATATTGACCCATACTACTTGCTTTAGGTGGAGAAGCTACTCTTTCAGTAGTACCATCAGGATTTATCTTTTGAATAAAGCTAGAGTTTTTACCTGCTACAGCTAGATACTGTGTTCCATCTGCTTCTGTAACAGAGTCATAAACAGCATAACCTTTACCTTCATTAAATACCCTGTTATAATTACTTCCTGCTAATACTATAGGGGCATCTTTACTAGCACCACTATAGTCACCAGTATTAACACCCTTCATAGCATTTTCTTGTTTAAGTAGTTGAGAACCCTGATTTTGAAGCTTACTTAGGATCTCCCTTTTACTTTCATTACTCATTTTAGCAGGTATTTGACCATAACGATCAGGAGTATTCATTATTGCAGAATAGTCTCCACTTTTAGCAGCCTCTAAAAGTTGTTCAGTTGTTGCTTGTGCCATACTTTATTCCTTATTTACCCATTGTCATCCACACTGCACCTGCAATAAATGTTAGCAGTGCGACAGTGGTTACTTTTACTATTGTTGACCAGACAGACTTACGTGTGTCTCTCCATGCCTCCAGAAGACTACGCATCTCTATGATATCTTTAGCTGCATCATCATCAAGTAACCCAATAGAACGTAGCGCCTGTTTAGCACCACGTCTAGCTGCATTGTCTAGCATCTCTTCTAGATCGTCAGGGGTAAGTTTGATGTCACTCATTTACAGTTCCTAGTGAGTTAGATAGCATACTTATAAATGCTTCTCGTCCTACGTTTAGTTGATCAACATTAAACTTAGCACTTTTTAATTTACGGTCTAAGTCTTGTATATGGTTCAACATACTCTTCTGTTGATCTGTTAAGTCTTCTGCAAAATATTCTTTGTTGTTAATAATAACTGGGGTTTTTTTATCTTTTCCCATTTTATTTCTCCTTTGTTTTATCCTCCAACTGAGGCGTATTAGTTAAAGATGTTTTATCTAATATGTTAAAACCACGACTGTTAGCAAAGTCAGCAGGGCAATGCGCCCACTTGTCTGCACAAGCCTCTAGCCACTGCACTGTGTGATGATGCTCTGGTGCATTACCGTCTTGTATTATCTTGTTCTCCCACTCTAGGTAAGCAAACACTTCAGCCTGTGCCTGTGCTGCGTTGATACCAAGGTCAAACAAGTATATCATGTTACCTTCATCAATGACACCGTTACGTGGTCTTGCACTGTTGAGTGCTTGCTTCATACAGGTCATAATGTGGTACTTGATTTCTTCTAGCTCGTAGTCTTCTTCTGTCAGTTCCTCTTTACCTATCTTCTCCATTAGGTTGTCGTACTGGTTCGTAAAGAAGTTTAGCTTACGTACTGCACCCTCAACATAACCACGAGAGCTTGCAGCCTGTGCTTGCTTCTCTGTTATTTTAATCTCTAGCATCTCTTGCTCTAGTGGGTCAGTCTCATCTAGTAGCTTACGTTCTAGCTTCTTTAGTTTTACTTCATCCTTCTTCATCTTGAAGTAGGACTCTTGTAGTGCAGCCTTAGTCTTTTCTATCTCAGCTAAACTGTGCTTGATAGAACGTATAGGTGTGATAGCTGTAACGTCCAGTGTTACACTCATCATCTGTGAGTGAGACTTATAGAAGTTGCTTGATGCCTGTCGTATAGCAGGAGCATGATCTTTTATATTAGCCAACATAGATTTGTATTCAGGCTTTGACATTGGTAGCTGAATGTCTATGTCTTGTGTGACCAGTTGTGTCTGATCCTCGTTATAATTTTTTGATAAGTCTTTTAACATTTTAATCCTTTTGTGTTATGATGTTGCTGCTATAGCGTAAAAAATGTATGTCCCAGACGATAAGAACCCAGACGTTATAGTAAACCCAGAATCTAATGGGTCTATAACGTCAAAGCCTGTTGTTCCTGAACCAACACTATTTAGCTCTAGATGTGGGTCATTTCCTGCTACAATTCCTCTCGCTGAATCAAAAATGTACCAAGCACCACTGTCATTTGTTCTCTTACAGATCACAAGACTAGAACCACTGGTAAATCCACAATCTACATTTGTGTCACCACCACCGTTTGTGTGGCTAAATGATCCCACTTTAGATACACCTGCTACGGTAGCGAAAAGGTAGGCTATATAGGTTTTTGTATTTCCATTTGTTTTTCCTGCTGTTCCTACAGTAAACACTGACGATGTTGGTGCAGTGTCATTCCAAAAGTTTGCTGAGTTTACTCTTTGTGCGTTATCATTTAGGTATACACCATAGTCTTCAGGAGCACTACTATCTATGTTGTTATGATACACAGCCCAATCCTCACTGTCACTACGACATTTCATCCACATCATCTCAGGTGCAACCCCAAGATTATGAGCTACAGTTCTTGCGCTTCCTGTACCTGTGTAAGCAACAACGTCAAAATAGCCTCTGGCTCTTTTCCACATCCAGTTAATATTATTAGTAGAACCACCAAAGAAAGCACCTGCCATACCAATACCAAGACCATCGTTATGATCCCATTGATAATCAGATGCGGAAGTTGCTGCTACTACATTGGCATTTGTTTGTAAGTGGGCGTTAAGTAATCGTGTTCCTGCGAAGGTATTACCCGATGCGTCATAGTTATTAGCCAAGCTAAAATCTACAGGAAATCCAGATGTATACTTACCTTCACCGTCTGAGCTACTTCTAATAGTAACAGCAAACACATCAGACGCTGCAGTTGGGGTTTGCATACCACCAC